TGTTGCTCGCCGTGCGTACTAAATCCGAGGCTTTCACCCCTGAGGGTCGCAGCCGCCGTAGAACCGCCTATGGCGGAACCCCAGTAGTTGCCTAGACTTATTTGCCTAATTGCTAATCTCAAGACCGCAAATAGCCTCATTTTTGAGTTGACAAGTTTATCGTTACATGCGAGAATCCTTGTATGTTATGCGAAATCTGTTCATCGCCTTGCTTTCCCGGCGCACGTGGACGCAAACCCCGTTTCTGCTCAGGCCGATGCCGAGTCGCAGCGCACCGCCGCAAAACCATCCCAGCCGAACTCACCCAGTTGAACCGCTGGATACGACACCAAGCCAAACGACCAATGACCATCAACGGCTACTGGGCATCATCAACCGATGCAACAACATGGTCCGACTACCAAACTGCCAAGACATCCAAACATGGAGACGGCCTCGGATTCGTTCTCAACGGTGACGGAATCATCTGCATCGACTTGGACCATTGCGTGGCAAACGTAAATGGAAAAAATTTTTTAAGTACCGGGGCGCAAGTCATCGTTGATTCAATGGCTGACTCTTACGTGGAAATTTCACCAAGCGGAACCGGCTTACATATTTGGGGCCGAGCCAACTTGGACAAGGGCCACCGATTCACTTACATGAACCAATCCGTTGAGATTTATCCCAATGGACGCTTTTTAACAATGACCGGCAACGTGTACCGCAACGGTGGACTGCCGGAACTAAATTTGAACCATCTACTTGCAGAGACCGCAACGGTCAACGCATAACTCGAAACGAGGAAACAAAATGGGCATGGCTGGACGTAAGCCGAGTGAACGCCCCGTCGTTCATCGCAACAAACCAACCGTCGACTGGACGGACGTTATTAACGAACCGTATTCTGGATCCGTTCCGGAACTGCCAGTCTCTCGAACCATCATCAACAAAGATGGCGAGCCAATTGAGATTCCGTTAGAGAACCGCACCCGCTTTTGGTGGAACGCCCTTACCAAGATGCCTCATTGCGTGTTATGGCAAGATTCCGACTGGGCTTTTGCGATAGATACTGCGATGGTGCATGCAACCGCATCACACGGCGTTGTTTCAGCGATGGCTGAGTTGCGTATGCGTGAAAAGGTTATGGGTACAACAGTTGACGCAAGACGTGATTTGCGTATCCGTTATGTTGAACCTGAGTCTGAGCCAATTCTTGAAATTGTCACGAACATAGATGACCGCAGGAACCGTCTAGCGAATGACTAGAGAACTAATCCGTGCCGAGGACCATGACCGCAATCGTTCTCTTGGTTGGTTAGCGATTTGGTGGATTGAAACATTCTGCGTACACGGTCCGGGTGACGTACAAGGAACTCCAGTAAAACTCGATGACGAATTTGCTGGGTTTATTCTGGACGTCTACGCCTTGGGCGAGGATGGTCGACGCAATTACGACTCAGCGTTTATGAGCCGAGCAAAGGGCCGTGCAAAATCGGAACTTGCAGGTTTTATCGCACTCTTTGAGGGTTTCGGACCTGCCCGTTTTTACGACTGGGCCAAGGGTGGCGAAACTTACACTTACAAAGGCAAAACCTACGTTTACCAAACCGGTGAACCAATGGGTATTGAAATTGTCGCCCCGGTTATTCGATGCCTCGCAACTGAGGAGGGTCAGGCCGGAAACACTTACGACAACATTCACTTCAACTTGACTGAGGGTCCTCTTGCTGAGGGCCTACCACGTGACGCAGCCGGTCTAACCCGAATCTTTATTCCGGGCGGCGGCGAAATCATCCCGTCAACTGCATCTAACAGTTCAAAGGATGGTGGTAAAGAATCATTCATCGTTTACGACGAGACGCACCTTTACACGACTCCGGAACTTAAGCGCATGTACGCAACAGTTCGACGAAACTTGGCGAAACGTAAACAGGCCGAACCTTGGTCTCTTGAAACTTCGACGATGTATATGCCGGGTGAAAATTCGGTTGCTGAGGAAACTCACAATCTTGCCAAGGCAATCGCTGAGGGTAAAACTAAACGTCAACGACTTTTGTTCGACCACCGTGAGGCTGACCCAGATGTTGACCTTACGAATGAGGATGAGGTCCGTGCCGGTTTGCGTGAGGCTTATGGGCCTTTTGCAGATGTCATGGACATTGACCGCATCATGAACGAAATTTACGACCCTCGTAATGACCCGCAGGATTCACGCCGCTACTATTTCAATCAACCAACATCATCCCGTGATGCTTGGGTTTCTGCCCCAGAATGGAACGCTTGTTCCGCTGTTAAAGAGATTGGCAAGGGCGATGAGATTACTCTTGGTTTTGACGGTTCTCGTAAGCGTTCTCGAGGTATTGCCGATGCTACTGCCCTGATTGGGTGTCGTGTTTCGGACGGTCACTTGTTTGAGATTAAAGTTTGGGAGCAACCTGATGGCCCTGCCGGTGATGACTGGGAGGTTCCAACAGAGGATGTCGATTATGAGGTCCGTAAGGCTTTTGAAACTTACAAAGTTGTTGGAATGTTTGCTGACCCTGCGAAATGGGAATCTTACATTGCCAATTGGGAATCGGCTTTCGGAAAGAATCTGAAAGTCAAATCATCTCTCAACCACCCTATTGAATGGTGGATGACGGGTAATCGTTCGTATTTGGTTGTTCGAGCATTGGAGCAATTCCATGATGCCATCATCCAAAAAGACATCACTCACGACGGGTCCCGTGCATTAACCCGACACATTCTAAATTCTCGCCGCCGTATCACTCGAGGCGGTCTAACCATTGCAAAGTCTCACCCTGATTCAAGAGACAAAATTGACGCTGCAATCGCAGCAACACTCGCTTACCAAGCCAGACTCCAAGCATTGTCTAAGGGTCAGGCTACAAAATCAACTTTCATTCCCCGCCGCATCCGATAGGAGAACCAATGGCTACTGACCTGACTTCACGTCAACAGTATATGGTCCGTGACCTCGCTGGCGACCAACACAAATACAACATGTTGGAACGCTACTATGAGGGCGACGCTCCACTCCCAGAGGGTGCAGAGGGCGCATCAGTCGCTTACCGTCGTTTTCAGAAAAAGGCTCGTCTAAACGTTGCTCAATTGGCTGTTGCCGCTTTGCGTGAACGCCTAATCATCGCAGGTTTCCGAACCGGTGCCGATGGTGATGAGAATGGTGACGTGCAGGCTCGTCGTCTATGGAAAGCCAACAACCTTGACGTTGGTGCCGCTGACATTCACAACGACGCTTTTGTTTTCGGTGAGGCTTACGCAATTGTTGGCCCGCCGAACGCTTTTGGTTTCCCAGTTGTAACAGTTGAGGACCCTCGCCAGATTGAGGTCAAGACTGACCCGATGGACCCTCGAGTAATCATCGACGCTATCAAACTATGGCGTGATGAGCATGACGGCGTGGATTACCTTTACTACTACACCGCAGACCGTGTTGAAGTTTACGTCAAAGACACTTCAAAGAGCCTTTACACTCTTGAGGGCTGGATTTGGCGTGAGGACTTGTCATCGGACAACCCGTTGGGTGAAGTTCCAGTTGTGAAGTTTGAGAACATCGACGAAAAAGGCGAGTTCGAGCCTTACTTGGACATCATTGACCGAATCAACCACATGATTCTGCAACGCATCATCATCGCTACCACTCAGGCTTTCAAGCAACGAGCAATCAAAGGCGATTTCCCAACACATGACCCAGATGGCAACGAAATTGACTTCAATGGTCTTTTCACCGCATCTCCGGGGTCTTTGTGGATGATTCCAGAAAACGCAGACATTTGGGAATCAGGTCAGACTGACTTGCAGGGAATCCTCTCAGCGGTCCGTGCAGACATTCAAGATTTCGCAGCGGTCACACGTACCCCAATGCACTATTTGACCCCTGAGGGCGCAAATGGCTCCGCTGAGGGTGCAGCCTTGGCCCGTGAGGGACTTGTTTTTAAGGCTGAGGACCGTATCGCACGATTCAACTCATCATGGACCAAACTAATGTCTTTGATGTTCCGTTGGATTGGTGACGAGGAACGTGCAAACCTTTTGGACCTAGAGCCAATTTGGAAACCTGCGGAACGCTACTCACTTGCCGAACGTGCAGATGCAAACTCTAAGTTCCAAGACATCCCATTCAACTCACGTATGACACTAATCGGTCAGTTTACTCCGGCTGAGGTTGCTCAGATGGAAGTTGAACGAGCCGGTGAAGTTATCCTCCAAAACGTGCTAACCGCACCGGAGACAACAGGTGGCAACCCGTAAGGAACTGGCAGACGCCTACCAAGCCGTTTCAGGTCGTCTCATTGAATCCGCTGGAGCCGCTGCCAGAAACCTATTCGTAAACCTCCCCGATTGGCGAGACGCAAACAAGGAAACTTTCATTAAGGCTTTGAGCCTCCAAATGAGAGGAACCAAACGAGAGGCCGCAAACCTCGCAAATGCGTTCTACCGTGAGATTGCAAAGATTGACGGTCAAAAGTTTGTTGGACGTCGCATAAGCGCAAACGACATTAGTACCGAAACATTGCGTAATGGTGCAACTGAGACTGAGGTTTACAGTCGCCCATTCGTGGACATGTATACGGCACTCTCAAAAGGTGCAACCATGTCAGAGGCAATTGAAAAAGGTGCTTTCCGTGCAGTTGACCTTGCACGTACCGAGGTTCAACTTGCAAGACGCAACGCAGGTTTGATTGCCCGCAACGGCAACACAAACATCGTTGGGTATTTGAGAACTCTTAGCGGTGCCGAGAACTGCGCTCTTTGTTATGTCGCATCAACTCAGCGTTACAACAGAGGCGACCTCATGCCAATCCACCCGGGTTGCGACTGCGGTGAAATGCCAATTTACGGCAACACCGATACCGGTCAGATTATTGACCAAGAGAGACTCGACGCAACGCATCAAGCCATCAACGAACGATTTGGTCGTTTTGACTTGAGCGCAAGAGAAATAGATTATCGACAAATCACAATCCACCAACACGGTGAATTGGGACCCGTCCTAACAGTCAAGGGTCAACACTTTACCGGCCCTGACGACATTTAGATTTCGGCAACCCCGCCGATTGCTCGTAACGAGCGCAACAAAATCCGAAACGGAGATTGAAACCCATGTCAGACGAAATCATTGAAACAACCACCGAAACAACAGAGGTTGAGGAAACCGCAACGGTTGACTTGAACTCAGAGGTTGAAAAGTGGAAAACACTTTCCCGAAAGAATGAGGCGCAGGCTAAGGCCAACGCTCAGGCTGCTAAGGAACTTGAGGAACTAAAGAAAGCATCTCTAACAGACCAAGAGCGTTTGATTGAGACTACTCGCACCGAAACGGCTCAGGCCATTCGTAAAGAGTTTGCTGGAAAACTTGCAGAGGCCGAACTAAAATCGGCACTCAACGGCAAGGTCCTCGAGGGAAACGCAATCTTGTCTTTTGATAAGTCATCTTTCATTGACGAAAATGGCGACGTAGATTCTGCCGCAATTCAGGCATGGGTCGAGGCGCATGCAAAATCCGCTGAAATTACTCTCCCAGATTTGGGTCAGGGTATTCGCAGCAAAACAATCTCAGGTAAGTCTCCGATTCGTTCGAGAGATGAACTACTCACAATGTCAAATGAGGAAATTCTAGCGGCCCGTAAAGATGGTCGTCTTGATTCACTCATGGGCAAAAACTAAACCGAAAGGATATGCCAAATGGCTATCGACAACTTCATCCCAGAAATTTGGTCTGCGGGCGTACAGGAATCATTCTTTGCGAACCAGATTGTTATCCCAACCCTAAACACCCAGTTCGCTGGAGAGGCTCGCAAGGGTAACACCGTACACATCATCAACGCAACCACCCCAACCATTACTGACTACGCTGCGGCTGGTCGTGTAATTGACCCTGAGGCTCTTGCTGACACCGAGGTTTCTCTACTAATTGACCAGGAACGTGCGTTCTCAGTTAACGTAGACGACGTGGACGCAGTTCAGGCTGCCGGTTCATTCGACGCTTGGGTTTCTGCGGCAGGTAAGGGTCTTGCAGAGGACGCTGAGGAATATGTAATCGCTCAGTTGCTTGCAGGTGCTACCAACGGACAGGAATCAACTCCAGTTGCAGTTGACACTTACGCAGAGGCTAAGGCTGCATTGCAGAAGATTCGTCTACTTATGGCTAAGGCAAAGGTTCCAACCGCAGGTCGTTTCGTTGCTGTAAACCCAGCATTTGCTGACCTACTAGTTTCAGGTCTTTCAGACGTGGCTCTTGCAGGTGGTTCAAACGAACTTCGCAACGGTCAGGTTGCTCGCCTATTCGGCATGGACGTAATCGAGACTCCAGCATTTGCTGAGGCTACCAAGGCTGTTGCTGTTGGCTACCACGAATCTGCTGCTGCGTTCGTTTCACAGATTGACAAGGTTGAGTCACTTCGTAACCCAAACAAGTTCGCAGATATCGTTCGTGGACTAAACGTTTACGGTGCAAAGGTTACACGCCCAACCGGTGTTGTAAAGTACGTTTCAGCGTAATCTGAAACCCCCTCATAACTGAATAGATGATGGGGGGAGACTTTGGTCCGGACGGACCTGAGGTTGGTTTCCCCAACGACTCCCCTCATCATTACCCCAAAATTTTTTGAAAGGTGCAGGATGGCTCTCGCAACTATCTCAGACGTCGAGGCAAGACTCGGACGTCCACTAACCGTCGCAGAAACCGCTAAGGCTGACGCATGGCTGAATGACGCATCCGCACTTTTCGTTCAACGAGCAATTCAGCAATTCGAGGTTGGCGAATCAACAGTCCGTCTTTTCCCTAAAGACAACATTGTTCGACTTGTTCAACGCCCAGTCATTTCAATCGTAAGTGTTGAGGACATCAACGGCGCACCGGTTGACTTTACATGGGATGGTTTCCAGTCACTTTATGACCTTGGAACAACCTTGCCGCTGAAAGTAACTTACGAACACGGCTCAGACATTATTCCGGAGGCTGTTGTTGCAGTTGTCGCAGGAATGGTTGCCCGTACGCTTTCAATTTCAGGTGACGCCGTTGCAGGTGTGACTCAGCAAACAGTTGGCCCATTCTCTCAGTCTTACGCCTCATGGGCCGTTGGTGGTCAGATTATGCTTTCACCGGCTGAGGCTCAGGTTGCGGATTCTTACCGCACCAAGACTTTTAGTTCGACTTCGATTCTAGGAAATGGCGCATATGGAACTCGTTACCCAAACCCGACTAAGTTCTAGCACGGTTGATTCTTACAACCTGCCAGTCATCACTCGTACAGATACCACTCTAAACGCCGCTGTAGCACCCCGTACGACCACAAAAACAGTTGGTGCTAGTGAAACTACCATCATCGAGGGTTTGACCCTTTATTTGGACGCTGGCGTTGTTGTTAATCCAACTGACGAATTTACAGTCCGAGGCCAACTTTACTTAGTTGATGGTGAGGCTTTCGACTGGAGGTCAGGAATCGGAGACTGGAACCCGGGCGTTGTTGTGAACTTACGCAGGTCACAAAATGTCTAAACGTAAAATCCCAAACTCAGATAGTTACATTGAATTGAACTATAAGGGCATGGGTGAGTTGCTGAAATCTCAAGCAATCCAAAACATGCTCCGAGAACGTATGACAAATGTTCAAGCGGCAATCCCCGGCTCCGAACTTGATGTTGTTGTCGGACGTAATCGTGCAAGAGCAAAAGTAAAATTCGGCTCAGACTTCGACGAGGCTAACACCGGTCAACTATCGCAAGCATTAGACCTTGCAGGTGGAAACCGAGGCACAAACGTCGTATCACAAAAACCAACTAGACGATAGGAACCTAAATGGCTGATGCAGTAATTTTCAGCGACATCATGGCGCACTTGGTTTCTCGCCTAACAACTGGCCTTGTTGGAACTGATTATGCCGGCGTTCGAGTTTCAACCATTGCAGACGAATCAACCGCTCAGGTTATTTTGCGTCGTGATGGCGGCTCTCGTCTTTCAAAAACAATCATGACGAGCGTTATTAGTGTCAACGTGTATCACACGAATTACGGCGATGCTGAAAACCTTTCAATTCTTGTCGAGGCTCTTTTTGATAATTTGCCTGACGGCAACCCAATCGTAAACGTCAACGTGCAATCGTACATCCAAGACGTTTCGGACCTAAAGTCGCAAAGACGCTTTATGCGTTTTGCAGTAGACCACCGAGGGTCAAACCTCAATTAAACTTCGGCACCGCCGAAACCGGGCATTGCGCCCCCAACCTATATAGGAGATACAAATGGCACTAGATTCAGATAACGTAAGAGTTGCTGTTACGGGCGCAGTTTACGTTGCACCTACCGGCACCGCTGCACCAACCGCAACAGATTCAGCACTAAACGTTGCTTTCGTTGACCTCGGCTACCTTTCAGCCGACGGAATTTCAGAGAGCATTGACCGCACAACTGCACAGATTCGTTCATGGCAGCGTGGCTCATTGGTTCGTGAAGTTACCTCAGAGGCAACATTCTCAGTAACCCTAACCATGATTGAGACCAAAGAGGACGTTCTTGAACTTTACTTCGGAGCGTCTAACGTTTCAGGCAAGTTCGAGATTGACCCATCATCATCAGGTGGTCGCAAGTCATTCGTTTACGACGTTGTTGACGGCGCAAACATTGAGCGTACTTACATCCCTGCGGGTGAAGTTACCGCTGTTGGTCCACGTACCCTTGCCTCGGGCGAGGCTGTTGGCTACAACGTAACAATTACCGCATATGCCGATGCAGGTGCGACAACTGTTACTAAGTGGATTTCTAGCCTAGAGGCTTAATAAATCTCCCAGTCATCTGATGCGGCGGGTGACTGGGTTAAACTTGAGAGGGGGTCGGTACAAACCGACCCTCTCCATCCCGCATAAAATAAAATTCAAACAAAGGAAACCGCATGTCTTACAAATTTGAACTAAACGGTAAAGAATACGAACTACCTGACTTCAACAACCTGCCAATGGGTGTTATCCGTAAGTCACGCAAGTTCACCAATGAACTAGATTCAGCGTTCTCAATTATTGAGTCAGTTGCCGATGGCAATGCAGACCTTTTGGACGCACTAGACAAATTGCCAGTCTCAGAATTCAATAAAGTTCTTGAGGGTTGGACAACCGGTGCATCGCTGGGGGAATCCTCTGGGTCCTCGAACTAATAGAGGACCACAAATCCGCTTTTGCTTATGATTTCAGGAATCGGTTTCAGATTTCCTATAAAGAGATTGGCAAAACTATTGGGTTCGATGAGGCCCTGCACCTTGTAATGATTTTGATGCAAGACCCGACTGCGTGGCTTTCGGCGTCTATGCGTAAATGGCAGTATCCGGCCTCGTACGAATTTATTGCGCTCGCCGCAACGTATGACATCCATGCCGCCGTGAATAGTAAAAACAAACCTAAACCTTTTCCTCGCCCTTGGGATGAACCTCCGGTGCGTAAAGGTACTACTAATAAAGACGCTCGAAAGATTTTGGCTAAGGCCAGAGATGGAGACCTAGAATGGCAGAACAAGCCTACGCCTACGTAACGCTCATTCCCGTCGCTAAGGGTTTCCAGCAAAAGGCCGCTCAGGAACTTTCCGGGCTTGGTGGAATCGGCGGTGGCCTTGGTGACAAGGCTGCCAAGGGTTTCTCTACATCTTTTGCAGGTTCTCTTAAGAAACTGATTGGTCCGGCTGCGCTTATTGGTGCAGGTATCGCCATTGGTAACTTTTTTGATAGTGCCGTTAAGGGTGCGTCAAACTTACAGGCTGAGTTCGAGGGTGTAAACCAAATTTTTGGTGCATCTGCTAAGGCCGTACAGGATTACGCTAAACAAGCATCTAGCCTTGCAGGTTTGACTGAGGTTGAGGCTCTACGTGCCGCTAAGACTATGGGTCTGTTTGCTAAGTCTGCCGGGCTTTCAAGCGATGGTGCGGCTAAGTTCTCAACAGACCTTGTTCAACTTGCTGGAGACCTTGGCTCTTTTAATGACATTCCTGCGGGTCAGGCTCTTGCCGCTATCCAGTCAGGTTTGCAGGGTCAGGCCGAACCGCTACGTCAGTTTGGTGTTTTCTTAACTGAGGACGCTCTAAAGGCTGAGGCTATGGCGATGGGCCTAAGCAACGGAACGAGTGCGCTTACTGCCCAACAAAAGATGCTGGCATCTTATAGCCTCATCATGAAGTCAACTACTACTCAACAGGGTGACTTCGTTAAGTACGCATCAGATTTTGGCAACGCCCAAAAGACTATGACTGCAAACTTTGAGAACATGAAAAACTCTCTAGCGCAAAATCTACTGCCAGTCTTGGGTCAGTTGATGGCTGCGTTTACCCCAATCATCACTAAATTGGGGCCAATGCTTTTCAGCGTTTTCCAGAAAATTATTCCTCTTTTTGAGTTGTTGATTGACACCGTTGATAAACTGTTGCCAGTCTTGGACCCAATCATTGAGGCTTTCGGCATGCTTGTCGATGTTGTTGTTGAGATTATTCGAGTTGCGCTACCTCCATTCTTGGAGATTCTAAACGCACTCATCCCGGTATTAAAGCCAATTATGACTTTGATTATGACGCTAGTTAAGGCTATTCTACCACCATTAGCAAAAATCTTTAGTCAGGTTATTGTTCCAATTTTGGAATTTGTTGTTGACTTGCTAGTCAAATACTTCATTCCTTACTGGACTAAGTTGGCTGAGGTTTTTGGCGGCGTCCTATCTGTTGCTGTTGACATTATTGTTAACGGTTTCAAGTTGCTAAAGACTGTTTTGACACCGGTTTGGAATCTACTTAAGCCTCTTATTGAGGGTCTGATGACTCTTGCAGGTATTAAGCCAATTACTGTTTCTGCATCGGTGACTTCACCTGATGCTGTTGAACGTCGTGCGAAAAACGCTGCGACTACTGATTCGTTTAGTTCTCTTGGTGCAATTGACCTTAGTGGTCTTGCGGCTGGAACTGTTGGGTCTGCTACAACTAAGGCGGATTTGAAAAAGGCTCGCAAGGAAATGATTGCGGCTTTCCGTAAGGATGTTCTAAAAAACATTGGCCCGGAGATTGTTAAAGATGCCGAGTCGTTGACTAACTTTATGACTAAGGTTAGTGACTTTATTGCGGGCGCACTAACTGACAAGACCATCACTAAGAAAACCGCTAAGGCGGCTCAGGCTCTTGTAAAGTCTTACACCGCTCAACTTGCACCAATCGTTGCCCAGCATGCTGCGGTTATCAAGCAACTTGAAAAGGCTCAAGATGACTTGACTAAAAAGATTGAGGCTCGCACCGATTACATCGGAAAGATTACTGAGCAATTCGGTAACAAGTTAGCAATCGACGAGCAAACAACCGCTCAGACTGCAATCAACCAACTCAAGGAACGCATCGCAAACACTAAGGCTCTTTTGGGCTTTATGACTCAGTTGCGTACTATGGGTCTTTCGGGTGACTTGTACCAACAGATTCTTGAATCTGGAAACCTTGGCTTGGCTAAGTCAATTGTTGAGGGTGGAGATGCTGCCGTTTCAGAGTTGAACACTCTTGCGGCTGAGGCTAACACCGTTGCGATGAAACTTGGCGAGGATGCTGCGATGATTCTGCACGATAAGGGTATTGAAGTTGCTCAGGGTGTTGTTGATGGTTTAATCCAGAAACAGGGCGAGTTGTCTGCACAAATGGCTAACCTTGCAACTGCGTTTGGTAATGCTCTTGACCTTGTGATTACAGGTTCGGTTTCTAAAGCCGTTCAAACCGTTCAAGGAATGTTTGCTGGTATTCAGGCGGCAATGGGCGCATCTGTTACAGGTCTTGGAACTGATGTAATGACTGTTACTGAGTCTAAACTTTCGACTGCGGCAACTGTTAAGGCTGTTACTAACGCTTACAATGCTAAAGTTAAACAGTTAGATGCGAAAAAGGGCGTTACTGCTAAAGAGGCTGCGGCCGAGGCTGCAAAGTATTTCGGTGGCACTTTGTCTCAGATTACTTCGGCAATCAAGGGCAGTCCAACAACAACCTTTAAGGGCGACCTAGCAAATGTTTATGACAAGGCTAAGGTTCCAACTGCGACTACCGTAATCTATAACGCTGCGCCGAATGAGTCACTTGATTCAGCCGCCGCCTTGCAAACCGCTATCGACAGAGTTGGACTGATTGTATGACAACATTGAACTATTCTCTAATTGGCGCAAACGGCGACTCGATTACATTTGACTACACAAACTACGTTTTAAACGAGGGCATGCGTGGTCACGGTATTCCAGCAACTCAGGTTCGTATTGACGAATCTGCGGGGCCGGGCGGTGTTTGGCGTTTCTCTAAACGTGGCGTTCGTGAAATCGACATGGCTGTTACAGTTCTTGGAACGGACCGAGCCGACGTAGAAACAAAACTACGCCGTCTCTCACGTCTAATCCAAGACACCTCAGGACCAACAATTCTCAAGGCCGAATACTTGGACTCAACCTCTTTGACTCTTGGCGTTCATTACACAACCGGCGCAGAGTCAACTTGGGGAGCCGATGAGGGTTTGGTTTGGTGTAAGTGGATTCTATCGTTTAAGGCTCCTCAGCCTTATTGGGAATCAACCACGATTCAGTCTGCATCGGTGACAACCGGTAACACGGGCCGAGGTTTGCTACCTGAGTTGTCAAAACTTAAGATTACAAGTTCTCAGGCTATTGGTGTTATTTCAGTAAACAACACCGGAGACGTGCCAGTTTACCCAACCTATGCGGTGCGTGGCCCAGTAACAGATTTGTTCATCTCTAACGGCACTCAGTCATTCAGTTTCAACACCCCAGTTCTACCGGGTGAAACCATTACAGTTAATACTGCAACTGGAACCGTGACTGATGACACCGGTGCAAACAGGTATTCAATTCTAAACGCTGCGCCTAAACTGTTTCCTCTATTGCCGGGAACCTCAAGCATTACAGTTAACGGTGTAGAGGCAGATACAAACACTCGCATCACACTAAATTATGCTCTCCAGTATGAAGTAGTCCACTAGAAAAGAGTTTGAACTCATGCAACTCAATGATTTAACAATTGAAGTTAGAGACTCAAATAACAACCGCATCGGACAACTTTTGCCAACAGACCTTGTTGGGTCAACATTCGTAAACCGTAAAAACAATGTTGGTACTTGGGAGGTTCGTGTTGCTAACGGCAGCGCAATGGGCGACCTGCTACGAACACCGGGCTACGGAATTATTGTTACCGGACCTGACGGCATTTTGCTCTCAGGCCCAACCATGTCTGCGGTACTTGACCAATCAGTTGAAAACCCGTTAGGTGACTGGGTTATTACAGGAACCGATGACTCAATCATTTTGAGTGAACGTTTGGCCTATCCGCTACCAACAACCGCAGATGTTACTGCACAAACAGTCGCTAACGACGTGCGTACAGGTGCAGCCGAGTATGTTTTAAAACAGTATGTTGACGCAAACATTGGACCATCCGCACCCGCTGAAAGAAAAATCTCAGACCTAATTATCGAAACTGATTTTGGTCGTGGAGAGATTGTTACGGGTACGGCTCGTTTCGTTTCTTTGCAGGAACTGTTTTACCCATTGGCGCAAACAGGTGGCATTGGTTATACCGTCGAACAAAACGGGTCTGACCTTGAGTTTAAAGTTTATGTCCCTCAAGACCGCACTAATACGGTACGCATGGACTTGGATAACGGTCAGTTATCTAAGACCGAATACTCTTACCTATCCCCTAAGACGACTCGTGTTATTGTTGGTGGTCAAGGTGAGGCTCAAGACCGTATTTTCATTGAGCAAACAAACGATGATGCTGAATTGGCTGAAACCGTTTGGGGCCGTCGTGTAGAAACTTTTACTGATGCTCGTGGCTCAGGTTCCCCGGAGGAATTGTTCCAAGCGGCTGAGGAAATCCTTATTGACAACGGTAAGACGATTGTTAATACTTCGGTTGTTCCTACTGATGCTCCAACTATGCGTTACGGGTATGACTGGAACCTTGGTGACACGATTACCGTTGTTATCAACGATGTTGAGTATTCTGCGGTTGTGACTGAGGTTGGTATTTCAATCCAGTCTGACGGTGTTCGTGTTCAAGCAACTGTTGGAACCCCGACACCTTTGAGTTTTGAATCTCGCCTTGTTTCTCGCAGCAATGACCAAGCGTCACGCATTTCCAATTTGGAACGCAATACAACCGGTTATGGTGTTTCAACATCGTATCAGCCGGGCGGTGGAACTAGCGGCACTCAGCCAGTTTTCCCATCGACTGCAATTGTTGGTTCTTATACTCGTTTTGGTAACATGGTTCACTTTTCTATCAAAGTGACATTTACTGGCATTACTGATTTTGGAACTGGGCGTTATTATTTGACGCTACCTTACAACACCGCTCACGCTTACTTTTTGAGCGGCGGTTGTTTGCATGACGCATCGGCTGGAACAACTTATCCTATCGGTGGTCACATCGACGCAAACTCTAACGTCTTACAACTTGACTCTATGGACAAAGTTGCATCAGGTGTCCAAGACGTTGCGTTTACTTCATCATTCCCAGTTACTTTAACCACCGCAGATTCATTCCACATCGCAGGTACTTACGAAATCGAGGTCTAATCTTGGCTATTCAATACAATTTGCACGTCGAGGCTGGGGCAACCTATACTCGTGACATTGTTTACACAAATGACGATGGCAGCCTATTTGATTTGACTGGGTATTCTGCGAGCATGCAGATTCGCCCATCGGTTAGTTCATCAACACTTACTCTTGCAGTAACACCAACACTTAACACGACAACGGCAACGGTTTCATTTACCTTGACTGCGGTTCAAACTGCGGCTCTCACCGGGTCTTATGTTTACGCTATTGAACTTGCAAAATCTCCAATCGTTATTCGTTTGATGGAGGGCGAGGTTATTGTTTCGCCTGAGGTGGTTCGTTAATGAGTGAAATTCTTGGTGATGCTGGACCGATTCGTATTAGTGCATCGAGTAAATCGTTAACTGTTTACGCTCATCGTGGAGAACAAGGCCCGCAGGGTGAAGTTGGACCTCAAGGCCCAACCGGACCTAAGGGCGATACTGGTCCTCAGGGTGATGCAGGTTTGCAGGGTCCTCGTGGTTTTAAGGGCGACACCGGTGAAACTGGGGCCAAGGGCGACAAGGGCGATACCGGAATCCAAGGCCCTGCGGGGCCGCAAGGCGATACTGGACCTCGTGGCTTAAAAGGTGATACCGGTGCAACCGGAGCGCAAGGTCTTAGAGGAATCCAAGGCGAAAAAGGCGACACCGGCGACCAAGGACCTGACGGACTTCAAGGCGAAACCGGACCAACAGGTCCTCAAGGAAACGAGGGACCAACTGGACCAACCGGTGCTACCGGACCAAAAGGGGACAAAGGTGACACCGGACTTACAGGCCCAACTGGGGCTACTGGAGCAACAGGGGCTACTGGGCCTAAAGGCGACAAGGGCGATACTGGAGACCAAGGAATCCAAGGCGAGACTGGAGCAACTGGACCCGCTGGACCAACTGGTCCTACTGGCCCAACTGGACTTACTGGTCCTCAGGGCGAAACTGGCCCGGCTGGACCAACAGGTGCAACTGGAGCGCAAGGTCCTCAAGGTATTCAAGGTGAAACTGGACTAACAGGCCCTCAAGGGGAAACAGGTCCACAAGGTATTCAAGGAATTAAGGGCGACACCGGCGATACAGGCCCTCAAGGGGCAACAGGAGCAACAGGTCCACAAGGACCTCAGGGAATCCAAGGTGCGACCGGCTCAACAGGCGCAACCGGTCCCGCTGGAGCCGACGCAATAAACACAATGACCATCGCAGATAAAACTGCAAACTATTCAATTGTTTCAGGCGATGCGTTCAAGTTTATTCGCTCAACAGGTTCCGCAATCACAATCACGGTTGACAATGTTCTTTCACCCGGCGCACAAATCCAGTTCTCTCAGGATGGTGCGGGGCAAATTACTTTTACCGCTGGAACCGGTGTCACTTTACAAAGTGTCGATGGTAAGAAAAAGACAAATAAGCAATATTCTGGAGTTACGTTATTCTGCGTAGCCTCGGGTCAGTATCGACTATTCGGCGACCTAGCCGCATAACAAGGAGACAATAATGGCACAAAGCGCATGGCCTTTTGAGAACATTGACACTTCGGAGTCTCAGTTCTCTCAATGGGCAAGAAACATTGGTGAGGGCGTTAAGGGTTCCTCAGGTGGTACAGAACTTAAGGCTTACGGCGACTCTAGTGGCATGCAGGTTAAGGTTCCTGCGGGTTTTGCAATGGTTCGTGGTCACTATTATTCAAATACTGCGTTGGAGACGTTGACTATTGCTGCGGCTAACGCAACCTTGCCTCGTATTGACTCAGTTATTTTGGAACTTGACCCATCGGCTAACACGATTCTTTTGACTGTTTTGACTGGTACTGCGGCGTCTACACCTGCGGCTCCAACTCTTACTCAGACAGATACAGGTGTTTACCAGATTCGTTTGGCTAACGTTGCTGTTGCGGCTGCGGCTACAACAATCTCAGCGGGAAATGTTACTGACACTCGTACATTCCTTGGTGCGGTTTCAGTTTCTTGGGATTCAGTAACAGGCAAACCAACATCTTACTCGTCTGCAATTATCACAACAGGCGTTTCAGACAAGTCTGCAAATTACTCAATCGTTGCCGGTGATAAAAACACTTACATCCGTTCAACTGGTTCAGCAATCACAATCACTATCGACAACGTACTCGCCGTTGGCGAATCAGTAAACTTCATCCAATACGGTGCAGGTCAGGTAACTTTCGCAGCCGGTTCGGGTGTAACACTTTCCTCTGTTGATGCAAAACTAAAAACCAACAAACAGTATTCCGCTGCAACAGTTACATGCGTTGTGTCAGGCTTGTACGTTCTTGTTGGAGATTTGGCGGCTTAATAATGCTTATTCCTATGGGTTTTCTTGCCGCATCTGGAGCCGGTGTTGCTGGTTCTTATGAACTAATTAGTACACAGATTTTGACTACAACAGCGGCAAGTGTTACCTTTTCATCTATACCTAGCACCTACAAGCATTTACAAATTCGTATGAATGTTGCAGATGGTGACTTAGGGTCAACTAAGGGTATGTTTATGAAATTTAACAATGATTCTGGAACAAATTACAGATTTCATAGGCTTTATGGAACAGGTAGTGTTGTAGAATCATCCGATTCTGGTGCAGGGTTTACTTACATTCATCTCCAGCAAAGCATGATGGGCGATGTAAACAATGCTTTTGCACCTCAAATACTTGACATTCTCGATTATGCCTCTACAACCAAATATAAAACTGCAAGACTACTCGGTGGATTTAATGGTTCAAGTGGTAATAATCGAATCACTTTACAGTCAGCATTATGGACTAGCACAGCGGCTCTCAGCACAATTTTGATTGAGCCTCAAAATACCGATGGCTCACCTATTTTTAAATCTGGCAGCCGTTTCAGCATTTACGGAATCAAGGGGGCCTAATGCCGACACCTACTTACACGCCTTTGGCTAACATCACTCTTGGTTCTAGTGCAACGGAAGTTAACTTCTCTAGCGTAAGCGGCATTTATCGTGACCTTATTTTGGTCATAGCCGAAGCACCAACAGGGGGTAACGCTTTTCCGTCTATTCAATTCAACGGCGATACTGGAACAAATTATTTCACCGTATTTATGAGCGGCGACGGTTCTACGGCGACATCTTCAAGCAATAACCGCACACAACTTGATTCATGGGTTAATTCTGGTGGTGCTGGTTGGGTTTTGAAAACTAGCATTATGGATTATTCTGCTACCGATAAACATAAATCTGTTTTGACTAGAACAGATAATGCTGCTGGTTCTACTGATGCTTTTGCTGGCAGGTGGGCTAGTACTTCGGCTATTACTGCTATTCGTGTTTTCGACCGTTTGGGTGGTTCTTTTAGAACTGGAACGACTATGGCTCTTTATGGAATTGCGGCTTAATTATGACAATGACTTTGATAGAAACGATTGAAATTGGTGTTGGTGGCGCAGCCACTTTAACTTTTAGTAATATACCTCAAACTGGAACCGACATCATGCTTTTGCTTAGTCATCGAAACGATGGCGGTGCAAACCAAGACAATATTACTTTAAGAATAAATGGACTATCTGGTTCTAATTATGTTTCAAGGCGACTTGAGGGAAATGGCTCAACTGTTTTATCAGGAAATCAAACTGCGACTAGCATAAATCAGCCTTATTCAAACTCAGCCTCATCTACTGCAAATACTTTTACAAATACTTCCTACTATTTTTCAAATTATGCGCTTACAGGAACAAAAAGTATCAGTATTGACACGGTTATGGAAAACAACGGTACTGGCTACCAGCAACTTTTTGCTTGTCTTTACAACAGTTCAATTTCAGGTATTACTAGCATTACTATAAGCGGCTATTACAATATGGTCAGATATACTAGTGCATCTCTTTACATGATTACAAAAGGCTCCGGCGGCGCAACCGTCTCTTAACAAAGGAAAAAAATAATGGCTGAAACGCTAACAAAAATCGTTGTTGATTGCTCGACTGGCGAACAAACTATTGTTCCTCTAAGTGCGGAGGAAATTGCTCAACGAGAACTTGATGCTGCGGCTTTTGCGGAACAACAGGCATTGGCTGAGGCTGAGGCCGCTGCTAAGGCTGAGGCTAAAGCATCGGCTGAGGCTAAATTGGCAGCAATTGGTTTGACTGCCGAGGAAATTGCTGCACTAAACGCATAACCTTTCATTCGTTCAATAACTAAATAGAGAGAGTCGCTATGACTGACGACATGACCCCAAAATGGGCCGTTGAATTGCTTATCCGATTTGAACAATTGGATGCGAAAATTACTGCGGCTGAGGAACGTAACAATGGGTTTAGCGATTGGGCGACTCGTAACATCAAAGACCACGAAATTCGTTTGCGTGATTTGGAAAAGGCTCGTTGGCAAACTGCATGGATTACTGCGGTTGCGTCTGCGGGCCTTACCACTATCATCGTTTATTTCGTTAATGCAGGATTAGGAATCTAATGTCTCAGAAAAAGAAATCAAGTTATACCCCTAAAACTATTGAGGATTTCGATTCAAGTGTTTTGGCTGAGGAAATTGTTGAGGCCGTTGCGGTTGAGGAATTGCCTGCCGAGATGATTGAAGTTGAGGCGGCTCCGGTTGTTTCTCGCTCATCTGAGGTTCATGTTGTCGTTAAGGGTGACACTCTTTCAAGCATCGCTCACATGTATTGCCCGGCAGACATGGACGTGGACCAGTTCTACCGTCATTTGAACTTGTTGAACAACCGTCCAGCGGTTGCTGTTGGTCAGGTTATCAAACTGTTTGGTGGTAAGTAATGTCTGAATGGATGTTGCCATTTCCTGACAAAATGTTGGCAGACCCGTTTGGTTCTCATTCTGCGGCTCGTAAGAAAATGGGGCTTGGTCCTCATCGTGGAGTTGACTGGAATGGTATGAAAAAGGGTGCGGCTCTTAAGGCTGTTTCTAAGGGTACTATTTCGGCAAACTATTGGTCTGATGTTTTGGGCTGGGTTGTTGAGTTGAAAGTTAAGGCCACTTGGAAAGGTGAGCCTAAGACTGTTTATTTCATGTATTGCCACTTGGACAAAAAGTCGCCGTTAGAGGTTGGAACTGTTGTTGCATGCGGTGATGTTGTTGGTGCGGCTGGGACCTCAGGTTCGGCCTCGTCAGGAATCCACTTGCATTTCACTCTTTCGCTGACTTCAAAGGGCGGGGCTATGGGCCAAGTTTTTGATGCTCACGCTTACATTTCCCGCCGTATAAAAGAATCTAAACAAACCCCTGCCGTTGTTGTCGCATCTCCGGCCCCTACCCGCTGCGAGGGTTGCCCTTGCAAGAATGGATGCGCTAATGAAAAAACACCTAAATAAAATCAAAAACATTCTTATCCGTTCTATCGGTGTCATCATGTTTGCTTTCATTCCGGGAGCGGCTGTTGGTGGTCCGACTGTTGGTTGGTTGATGGGTGGCGTAATTGGTTGCGCTACTGTTTTCTCAAGCATCATTATTTTCATGGGCGTTCAACTCGCTTGGGATGCCATGATTTCCGACGAGGACATTGAAAAGGGTTTCCGTGCCGCTGTTGCAAAACAGGCTGAGAACACGCCCGAAATCAAAGGTGCGTTAACTGATTCGGCTAACGATACTCTTGACCTATCTGACTTCGGTGATTTGCACGACGACGATAAGTAGTTTCTTTTCTTGGTTGCTTTAAAAACTGTACCCCCTTGCCTTTTGGGCTTGGGGGTCTTTTTTTATTTCCGGCGCAACCTTTTACGCTCACCCGGGGTTAGTCCACCAAATACACCAAAATCCTCTTGTTGCTCGATGGCGTATTCAAGGCATAGGTTTCGGACTGGACATTCGTTGCAGATTTCACGGACCATTGCCAAATTGTCGTAAGAGTCTGTTATGTTGAACGATTTGGATGTTGTGAACCATTCCTCAGGGGCGTTCATGCAACCAACTTGGTTTCCGATTCGGGTGATTCTTTTGCCCAGTTCCTCATGCAGTTCACGGGCTTTGCGGGTGCGGAAAAATTCCATGTTAGGTTCCTCTATTTTTGTCGGTGGTTGGTGCTACCATGATGGTACATAAAAACAATGACAAATGCAAAACCCCGGGAGATGAGTCTCAACCGGGGCTTGCTGATGTCACGGAGAGGAAAGCAACATGACATCACTAGAAACATTACCACAGGTTCTCGGAAACGCAGAGTTTATTGCTCGTTTCGATAATAATTCGCCTGAGTGGTTGGAGTTGCGTTCAAGAGGCATTGGTGGTTCCGAGGTTTCAACTATTTGCGGTTTGAACAAATGGGAATCTGCGGTGACAATGTTTTACAAACGCACGGGCAAGATTGCAACTGAGCGTCCAGATTCGGAACCCATGTATTGGGGTCGTGCGTTGGAGGCTCCCATTATGAATCGGTTTATTGAGGATAACCCTCAACTTAAGGTTTATACCGATGTTGGTACTTGGATTAACCGTAAGCGTGATTATCAAATTGTGAACCCTGATGGTATTTTCCAAACTGAGGATGGCGAGTTTGGAATTGTTGAAATTAAAACTGCCCGCTACCCGGATGATTGGGCGAATGGTGTTCCTGACTATTACCGGACGCAAATTCAATTTTATCTAAATGCTTTTGGATTTGAACACGCATATTGCGCTGTTTTATTTAGTGGCTCCGATTATCGAGTCTATGAAGTGCAAGCGGATAAATTCCAGCAATCAGTAGATTTAGAGGCTGTTGAAAAATTCCTGAAATGTATTGAAAATAACGAACGACCTGACTGGGATGGCTCAGATTCAACTTATGAAACAATGCGTAAAATACATCCAGAGATTGAGGATTCTGAAATTGAGGTTGGTGAGATTTACCTCGATTTTAAAGATGCTAAACAAGCCGTTGCTGAGGCCGATGCAAGATTTACGCAAATCAAGTCACAAATTTTAGACATTATGGGTTCCGCTAAAAAAGGAACCTATCAAGGTCAATGGGCCCTTACTAGGCAATCTAAAGGAACAGGCACACCGTATTTATTGGAGAAAAAATGACATGTAGTTGTGGCAAAGAGTTATTTTCATCAGGTAAATGCGTGACTTGTTATTACAAATACAGGGCTGCGGTAAACGGTCCATGTAAGGTTGATGGTTGCCATCGAGGCGCAGAATTAGGCCGTCTAAAAATTTGCAAAACGCATTATTACCAAACACATAAACAACGCAGTAAAGAATTGGCTCGCAAGTACGGAATAACTCAAGAGATTTATGACAAAATGTACAAGGCTCAAAATGGCGTTTGCGCTATTTGCTCAGGTGGACCAACTGATGTCGGGAAAATAAATAATCGCCTAAGCGTTGACCATGACCACAAAACAGGTCAAGTCAGAGGACTTTTATGCAATGACTGTAACGTCAGTCTTGGCAAATTTAAAGATGATGTCACTATTTTGCAACGAGCAATTGACTACCTAAATGGCTAAACCGTTTGATGAGGGCTTGTACGCCGCTGATAATCCTGCCGTTGGGGATGCAATCATTTGGTTGCGTTCTCAGGGCTGGGAGGCTCGGGTAAACCCTGACCTTTATGGGATTGACGTGTTGGCTGAGTCGCCTGACGGTGAGCATTGGGAGATTGAGGTTGAGGTCAAACATAATTGGCAAGGCCCAAAATTTCCTTACAAGACGGTTCACTTTTCGGGTCGCAAAATGAAATTTGCTTATGCCAATTCGTTGTTTATTATGTTTAACCATGACCGGTCTGCGGCCCTAGCGGTGCGAGGCTCAGTTGTTGCTAAATGCCCGCAAGTCACTAAGAGAACCATTTACACCGATTTGGAATCTTTTATTGAAGTGCCGTACGCTTATTGTCGTACCATAGTCCTATAATCGAAACAAACTATTGAGAGGAAACCAAAATGGCTTTTGCCGAAAACTATAACGACGTTGCGTCACGTATTGCCGAGTTCCGTGAACTCTACCCGACGGGTTCGTTGCGTCAAATGGATTTGCAGTTCATAAGTTTCGGTGGCAAGGATTGGGTTGTTTACACCGCTGCCGCCTACCGTTCACCGGATGACAACTGCCCGGGCATCGGTACCGCTTGGGAGCCGGTTCCGGGTAAGACACCTTATACCCGTGACTCCGAGGTTATGGTTGCTGAGACTTCGGCTTGGGGTCGTGCGTTGATTGCGACTCTTGCAGTTGATTCTAAAAAGGGCATCGCATCGGCGGAGGAAATTGAAAACCGTCAACCGGCTAAGTCATCCCGTGACTATTTGGCTGAGGCTGCACAAACTAAAGACGTTGTGAAGTTGCGTAAGATTTACGCTGAGGCACGTCAGGCTAAGGCCGCTCAAGAGATTCTCGATTCGATTGCTGCGATGGCAAATGGATGAAAAGGCTAGGGCAATTCTGATTGCCGCAATTGTTGAGATGAAACAACTCGTTGACGAGCATTGGGATAAGGGGAATGACCTTTATGCCGATTCTCAATACGAGGAACTGCGTCGTCTAGGTGAGAGATTGAGGAAAGAGATAGATGGAAACTCCACAACAAATCGTGAGTGAGTTGGCTGCGATTCGGTCTCAGTCTGAAAAGGGCATCGAGTTGTTGGCTGCCGCTGAAAGAAAAATGATTGAACTTGAATTGGAGGAACAACGCATTGAACTATCTACTTTTATTGGTACGTCTGGGACTGTTGCGGATAAGACTGCGATATCTAAATTGGCGGCTCTCGAGAAACGTGGCGAGGCTGCTATTGCAAGGGCAGAGGTCTCAAGAATCAAAACCAAAATCGGGCATCTAAAGGATTCTCAGATGGCTGTTATGTCTGCGGCTAAAATGATTGAACTGGAGTACCGGTCATGAAGTTGCCTAAGGAAATCAAGGTTGGGTCGCAAAACTATAAAATTGTGGAACGCACCGAAACATCTGACGGTCTGTTAGGTGAATCTTACGCTTACACGCTAAAGGCCGGAAACCTAATTGTGATGCGCTCAGACATGCCAGTCGAACGCAAACGCTCAGTCTTGGTCCATGAACTTATCCATGCGCTCATTTTCACTTTCAGCCGCAGCGAAAGAAAAGAAAACGACTCATCATTTGATGATTGGGAGCATTACTTCATTGGCATTTTGGAGGAACCGTTCACGATGCTTTTGCGTGACAACCCGGACCTCGTTGAGTTTCTGACTTATGACGCCTAAACAATTTCAAGCGTTTTTGACCCGTGATAAGGCTTGCTACCATTGCGGGTCGAACGGTGATGACCTTGTTCCGCAGCATCGTAAGAATCGCAAAATGGGTGGCTCCCGCAGTTTAAAAAATGACTCTAATAACATCATCGTGTTATGCGCTGAGGCAAATGGGCGTTTAGAATCTGACGCTGATTTCGCCCGTATAGGCCTCGAGTTCGGTTGGAAACTAAACTCATGGGATGACTTAGCAAATCCCGTCTATGAGGCGCACACGGGCTTATGGTGGCATTTGGACGGCGTGTCACGGGTCGCATTGCCACCGGAACCAAACTAAAGTAGCAAACCTAGAGAGGAAATCTAATGAGCATCGAAACGATGAGTGCCGTTTGGCGTCACTCACAATCCACCGGACGGGCGAGACTTGTCTTGCTTGCCATCGCAGACCACCAAGGGGAAATCGGGGCTTGGCCCTCAATCGCTACCCTTGCCAAAATGGTCAACGCATCGGAACGCTCAGTCCAACGAGACATTCAGGAACTCATCGCATTGGAGGAGTTGATTGTCGAATGGCGTCAGGCTCCGAGTCGTGGAATCCATAAAGCAAACCTGTATTGGGTGAATTTGCCTGAGGTGACAAAACCATCTCATGAGGTGACAAATAGCGTTGATGAGGTGACAGAATCGGTTGATGAGGTGACACCTGTTGGCGTGTTAAACCTTACTAGAACCATTAAAGAACCATTACTAGAATATCCTCAAAACAAGTTTGAGGAATTTTGGAATCTTTATCCTCGAAAAGTTGGAAAACAAGAGGCGGCTAAAGCATTTGCTAAAGCCATCAAATCGGTCCCGTTCATCCAGATTCTTGTCGGGGTCCAACGATTCGCAAATGACCCAAACAAACCTGAGATGACTTTTCTGCCCTATCCGGCAACATGGTTGAACCGAGGCGGTTGGACTGATGAGCCGTATCCGGAACGTAAGAAAACCCCGGAGGAACTTGCAGCAATTGAAAAAGAAAAGGCTCAACGCAGACGAGAAGTTGAGATGAAATACACGGCGGAACTTTTGGCTCAGTCTGAAAAGGCTAAGGCAAACGCATCAACGGAAATCCCTAAATGCGAGCATGGAAACACGATTGCTCGTTGCATCCGTTGTTTGAACAAAAAGTCCTAAGCACCCGCTAGGATAGAAAAGATAAATCCCTTGAGAGGAAAAAATGGCTATTGAAATTAAATTTACCGGTTATGTCAAAGAGGTAAAATCGGGCGTATCTGCCGCATCAGGTAAGCCTTGGACGTTGGCTAAGGTTGTTCACAATCAGGTCAAGAGAAACGCTGATGACACCGGTTGGGAAAACGCTGGCAAAGATTACTTCGACATTTTCTTGCCTGATGGTGTGATGGTGAAAGAGGATGACCGTGTTGAGGTTGTTGGTCGTCTAAAGACTTCAATCTATGACAAGGCTGACGGTTCTAAGGGCATGAGCCTTTCGGTGAACGCTCAGTCAATTCAGGTTGTTGAGGCTTTCAAAAAGTCGACACCTGCACCGGGGGCTGCGGTTCCTGATTCTTGGACCCCAATCGACGATACTGAATTACCATTCTAGGAATGAAACCCTGCAAAAAATGTAACACTCTAAAACCATTAGAGGATTTTAGTGTTGTAAAACGCAACCGAGACGGACGTCATAACAATTGTAAAATTTGTTATGCAGAATATATGAAATTATGGTCTCGTAAAAATGCTAAAAACGTTAATGCAAGGGTTTTAAAATACCACCATAAAAATTCAGTAGAACTCAATTTGAAACGTCAAATTAGGTATGAAGCAAATAAGCAACAACATTTAGACACAAATAAAAAGTGGAATGCAGCAAATAAAGAAAAAGTTACTTTATATAAAACACTTTCGTCATTAAAAAGACGAGCGCAAAAAATAGATAATGGAACTTTTGACATAAGCAAAAAAGAATTAAAAAAATTGCGTTCCTTACCATGTTTTTATTGTGGAGTTAATGGTCCAAGCACAATTGACCATGTAATTCCATTAAATAAAGGCGGCACTCATGCTATTGGAAATTTAGTTGCTTGTTGTAAATCTTGTAATTCTGCTAAAAAAGATAAATTTATAGTTGAATGGCGACTAAGGAATAAGAAAGTAAATATCTAATGACCGTTTTGGTTTTCACCCTATTGCTCGGCGCATGGATTTTTCTCATCGCCGGGCAGTTAGAGGGTTTCTGGCAGGTCGGAACTTATGTCATTGCGGCATGGTTTCTTTTTGCCGCTTTGTGGAACGCTTGGCAGATGAGCCGTGAGGACTGAGGCTTACTTTTCGGTTGTTGGTGTCAAACCGGCACCTCAGGGGTCTAAAAAGTCAATTGGCAACAACCGGTTCATTGAGGCGTCAAAAGATTTAGAGCCTTGGCGTGAGGCTATTGGCGAGGCTATTGAGCGGATGTTTGTTGCAACCGTTGACAGGTCTTGTTTTGCACCTGACACGCCGTTAGAGGTTTGGGTGACGTTTGTGGTTCCTCGTCCGGCTACGGTCAAAGAGGCTGACCGCCCTTGGCCTATTAAACCGCCGGATACAGACAAATACCAACGCAGCCTTGGGGATGGCATGAGTTTGCCCCGTTATGTCAATCCCCCCTTGATACCGGACGATTCCCAGATTGTTCGTTGGCATGCTGAAAAGGTCTATGGGACTACGGGTGACATGGGGGCCAGAGTTGCCGTCAAAGTTGTTACCGAACCGTAATAAATAAATGCTGTAAATGTTTCATTTGTTTCAAAAGTGTGGTAATCTTTTTCTATGAGCCAGATTGGCTCGGCACTTGAGAGGAAAACAAATGTCAGTTCAAAAATATGCAGTTGGATTCAAGTTCATCGGAACTAACGATGTTGAATTTACCGTTACCGAAATCAAAACCGTTAATTGGGATGACGCTGCACCAATGTTCTACGTGACCGTTACTGACGGCTACAACTTTTACACATTTGACCAAGATGAACTAAACAACAGGGTGGCCCTCTAAGGGCCGCCCGGAGCATTTGAGAAAAACCAAATGTCAACCCTAAAATTTATTCTTGGCACCATTCTTTTCGTCCTCATCTACGGACTCATTGACCTAGTTGCTGGCCTAATCCCAGCATGGGTCGGATTGCTATTCCTAGCATCACTCAGCATCGGTCTCATGCGTCTAGCATTCCTAATCGCAAGGGAGGCAAACAAATGACCCTAGAGCAACCGCAATACATCAAAGACATGCTAAACCTTGCCCGCATAACTTACATCGACTGGATGCTGCAACCAACCAAGACCGCATCAGAAAACCTTGCAAACGAACTTTCCAAAATCGCAGACGAACTAGACATTACCGAAACCGCTGCCCTAGAGATGGTTAAAGGCGATGAAACAACCAATTAGTCAATGGATTATGGAACTCGAGCGTGAACGTCACGACACAACATGGCGCAAAGTCGAAAGACCATTACAACACCAACCAATCTTGCCACCCGTCGTCAAAGAAAAAAAGGAAACCAAAAAAGACCGCTACCAACGTGACCAAGACTTTTTTGATGCTGGACGATACAAAGAGGGCGCAAGAGATGACCATGCTAAAAGGGCGTGGCTGAAAGTAACGAGAGGAAAAACAATTGGCTAAACATCGTTTGGAAAAACCGTCTCTTATGGAACGGTATTGGATTATTCGCCGGGCAATTATTTTTGCCATCTTTCGGAGACGCCGATGACGTTGTTCAATCCTTGGGGTCGCCCAGAGTATTACCACAATGAGATGAACCTTTTTGAATTAGGTCGTGAACAAGGCCAACATGAGGAACGTCAAGCAATTCTTAAGTTGATGCGTGATTCGACTAAGAAACCAAGTGCAGCAATGGTCAAGATTATGGAGAGGATTGAAAATGCAGATTTGGACCGTAAATGAACAAGATTGCTACGATGCGGGATTTGCTAACGGTGAACCGTATTGGCGTGGTTTAGAACAAGACCGTATTTTTGAGGCTGTTAACAAATGGTTGACTGAGCCAATGGAGGCCGAAAGTTCTAACCTATTAGACATCATCCGAGGTGAAACAGAATGGCACTTGCAGAGATTGAACTACGCATTGAAGTTCTACAAGCCGGACTAAAAGGCTTGAAAGCCGAGGCAAATGAAATTGAAAACCGCATCAACGAACTAGAGGAAAGAATCAAATGAAAGTAACCGTTTGGACTACCCAGTCATGCGTTCAATGTATGCAGACTAAGAAACAGTTTGATAAGTTGGGTATTCGTTATGACGAGATGGCTCTTGAGCAACACCCTGAGAAACTTGAGGAATTTAAGGCTAAGGGTTTATTGCAGGCCCCGATTATTGAAACTGATACCCGCACATGGACCGGATTCCGTTTGGACAAGATTAAGTCATTGGCTAATCACTTGTTTGGTGAGAACAAATGAGTGACAAAATCGACATTGATGTTTATGGGCGAGACGGCGGAATGTTTAGCACGAGTGGCTTTTGGTGTGAGATAGATGGGATGCGCTACGAAGCCATAAGCATTTGGGCATTAGACACTTTGCTAGATGAAGAGGGTATTCAAAAAGGCAGAAACTTGCATTACAAGGGAGAAACAAATGAGTGAACTAAATATTACTGAATTGGTAAATGCAAAAGTTGTTGAATTTGGCAATGAACGTTTTTTAGAGGGCTGGAAAGGTGCTGAGAAACGCATTATCAAACTTTTAGAAAGCGTTGAGGGAACTTACTACGAAGAAGAGGGTGCTTGGTCGCTTAAAGACGGCATCAACCTAGCACTTGAACTTATCAAGGGAGAGAACAAGCACACTCACGAGATAGATGTATTTGGTTCGCCCTGTGATTGTGGAACACGCCACGAATACTGCAACAACTGTAATTGGGTTGAGTTTTGCGAAATAGAGGGAGAGAAAGAGTGAGCCTAGAACTTCGTTGCCCTGCTGGGCATGGTGTTTGGCCAGCCTATCCGCTACGAATAGAAAACAGATGCACGACCTGCCACCTGCCACTAGTTGCAGTCTGGCTTACCCCTATACAAAGAAATGAGGAAATGAAATGAAGAAATATCTAACACATGAGGAAGCAAGATTTCTTATCAACCACGCCAAAACCAACCAAAATGATGAATGGCTATCTGGCTGGGATTCAGGCAGAGCCTATGGAAGGTTTTGTGAACAGCAAGACGTTTCAAAAGAGAAACAAATAAGCACAAATAACAGCAAAACAGATACACACATTTACAACATCGTCAAAAATCCACCTAAAGAGTTCACTGAGCCTTGCGAGTGTTGTGGAGTGTCAGAGTTTCAGTTAGGCGTGAAGCACGCTGAGGAACGCATTATCAAGTTGTTGGATACGGTTGAGGGCCATGAGGCAATGATGATTGCTTATGAGGGTGAGCCTGAGATGAAGACCTTAGTCAAACTAATTAAAGGAGAAAGTAATGAGATTTAGATTGAAGATTGCTTTATGGTTGGCAACAAGGATTGGTGGGTATGACTTTCTAAATTGGGCAGGGTGCATTGCTTGGGAAGCGCAGGAAGATGATTACGCCACCATTACGACAATATGGCATTTGTATGACCGTGAAAAATTTATGAAAGAGATGAGGAAGAGAAAGAATGTTTGATGTTTTATTTGCAATAGCACTTGGACTATTCATGGGGCTAGGTATTGGCCTCCCTGCTGGTGTTGAGTTGGCGTATAAGCGTCAACAAATGGTCAAGAAGTATGAGGAAGAAACAAAATGAGAGTCTGGACTGATAGGGAAGTTCGTGACTTGTTCATGGGTGTCAATGTTGCTAGGTCAAATGACCGCTCTGACGCAGAGATGAAACAGTTTGACCGTTGGCTTGTGGCACACGATAAGGGTGTTGCTAAGAATACCGAGGCTCGCATCATCAAACTGATAGCAGACTTTCAGTTTAACGGTATGTCGCACGAGGTAAATGACGAATTTTGCAGACAAATAATCGAATATATCAAGAGAGATAACAAATGAGCGGCAACCTTTACCGTGTAGAGTTTCGCAAATCGGAACCTCAATTCATTTGGGCTGAGGACGCAGACGCCGCAGCAACAAAGGCATCAGAGAACGTTGGCTCAATAGTTCGACCTGCAACTATGGACGAAATGCTTGATTGGGCGCATCTTGAGATTGAACTTGCCAAAATCACACTTGCAGAGATTCAAAAAGAGTTTGGAATTGACTGCGAATGAGACCCTGCATCAACGAATGTAAAATCAACCCCAAATCTGAAATCCCAGAATACCGGGAGGCGACAAGAGGGCTACTATGCGAAACTTGTTATAGCGAATTGCGTGATGCTCTAAGTTTGGCCCCGGAAATTGTTTACCACCTGCGGTCAATCTACGGCGCATTATCAGGCCATTCAACTGACGGCTCTCAAAAGGTAAAACGAGAACCACCTGCACCATTGAACCTTTCAGCGTTTGAATTATCCGAAAACATTTATCGAACACTTGTTGGAAACAAAATTCCGATGAAGTCGACACCTGTTTCGGTTGCAGCCGCAGTAAGTGAAAAAACAAATGAATCACTCAGCGTTTATGACGTGATTGTGAATCTGGATTCGGTAAAGGAAATGTCAAGGGTTATCAAGATGGTTAAGACGGCTCGTAAGGTTTATCCGTTGCATGAGGAAATTCGTAAGACTGCGATGCCTTGCCCGGAGTGTAATTTGTTGACAGTTTATACACCGCCGCAGCATTTGGGCGATGTTCTCAAGGTGTCGTGTGAGGCATGCGGGTTTGAGGTGCCACCGGACAAGATTGCGTTTTATGCTCACCTTGCCGAAAAGGGGTTGTGATGGACACACCTTACACTCAAGGTTTCAAGGCTGGGCTTGCATGGGAGCGTGAACGCATTATCAAACTGTTGCTAGAACACCAACCAGAGGTAGGTGTTGATAGTGGATTTGTTTATTGCTCTTGCGGCATTTCTGAAATTTGGTATACAGAACACTCAATCGAACTTATCAAGGGGGAGACAAATGGGGAAACCTAAATGCTCTAAAGATAACTGCGATAAACCAAATCACGCTAAAACATTTTGCCTAAATCATTACATGGCTTACTATCGCAGCCAACAACCCGACCAAACAATTCAAAAAACGGTTGCAGCAATTCGCAGACGTGAACGCAAACGCATCATCCGTCAAATAGAAAAACTGCCCATCCATCTAATCCGATGGGAAATCATTAACTACTTGGAGAGAAAATAATGGCTTTGTTTGGTTGGTGTCTAAGCAATCACCATAACAGTTGCCTTAAAACAATCCCTGACTACAAGTGCAGTTGCGACTGCCATCGAGAGGAAACAAATGCGTGACGAGGTTCTAACAATCCGAGCCGCCGCTGCCAGAATCGGCAAAAGTGAGAAAACAATTTACAACTGGATAAACGCCGGACATCTCCACCCTTTACGTCAATACGTGCTACTCTCGGAATTAGTTGTTGTTGAACGTGCAATGGCTGAAAAAAGAGGTCGTCCACGAAAATCAGACACGCCGAGTTAGGATTTCAAATGTTTCAAAACGAAATGCTATGCTTGCCGCAGGCAAGGATTATACCCTGCCCAATCTTGTTTGATTCCCCGACAAAACAGAATAAAAGACCCCCGCAAAGTCCATTGGTCGAGAGGAAATAACATGCTATTGGACGGATTACAACCACCTATCAAGTTTTACCCATGCAAAATTCGAGAACTCTACGAGACGCTCGACCCTAAAGACGCAGACATTCTAAGAAACTGCATCGGAGATTTAGAGGCATGGGGCGCAAAAACCCTAAGCAACGCACTCAACGAACGAGGCGTCACCGTATCAGACCTCAGCATTTCACGTCACCGCAAGAATCTTTGCTCATGCGGAAAGATGACCAATGCTTGAAAATTTGCAAACGGCAGCAAAACCCGAACCCCAACCTTTCGGCAGACCTGCCATCGAGTTCAATGGCGATGAGGGTTTTGCAACAACGCCGGGTCTACCTGAGGGCGCAGACTTCAAAGATTTCCTAATCGACGCAGGCTACAACCCTGACGAGATTACAGTCGTTGGCACACCCCGCACCTCAAGATGGCAACGCTACGATGGCGAATGGCTAACCTCTTACCGGTTCTCATTCACCCTCAACCAATCAGCCATTGACCTGCCAACCCTTTACGCTCAGGCAAAGAAAACCAAGCCTAAGCCAACGCAGCCGCAGTCAAAAAATAAAGCCGTCGTTGTCTGTTGGTCAGACACTCAGACAGGTAAGGTTGACCATAGAGGCGGAACCCCCGAACTTATCCAACGTATTCAGGAAAAACTCACGGCCCTAGACGCATATTGTAAGCGTGAAAAACCAAGTGTTATCTATTTCCTAAACGTTGGAGATTCAATTGAGAACTTCGAGTCGGGCGGAAACCCGATGCGTACGAACGACCTCTCTTTGATGCAACAGATTGACCTTGAGGCTACTTTCGAGTTTGATGCGTTGCGTACTCTTGCCAAGCATGCACCAATCATTGCCGCATCAGTTGGGTCCAACCATTGCCAATGGAGAGCCGGGCAGAAACGCCTTGGAACAACTCTCGACGACTGGGGTATTTTCATCCAGCGTCAACTAGCCAAACAGGCTCAACTCATCGGCTTAGACGTCAAGTTCTACGAACCGGCGATGACTGACGAATCACTTGCCCTTGAGGTTGGATTCGGAGACCACATTGTCGGACTCGTTCATGGTCATCAAGCGTCAAACCCTGACCGCATGGTTACTTGGTGGAGAGGCCAGTCTCATGGAGACCAAGCCGTCGCAGATGCAACCGTTCTCGTCTACGGACATTACCACCATCTACGCATCACCGAAACAGGCCGACGCAACGGACGCTCACGCTACCTCATCCAATGCCCAACCCTCGACAACGGGAGTTCGTGGTACCGTCAAACCTCAGGTGATGACTCAGACCCGGGACTTTTGGTATTCAACCTAACGGACGAACCGTTCAATGGAACCGTCACAAAACTTTAACAATCCCGTTTACGGCTATGCAGAGAGCAATCCGAGTAACCGCAAGACCTAACGGCTAAAAGGTTAGTCCACCCTTGTACGAGAACGGCTTAGTTCCTTTCCATCTTTCGAGATTGGTAAGGTTTAGGAATGGATTAGCGGCGCATCGTCAATGCTAATTAGGCTGCCCCGTATGGGGTCTGGTGGTGCAAATCCACACATTCCACAAGGGCAAGCCATGTCCCCGATATCTACCAGCCAGCCTGCGTAGGTCATCATGGCAAATAAACAACAATTTCTTTCGCAACGGTATTTTGGTTGATTCCCACGATACGCAGTCCTACGAAAATGTTGGGTATTAGGTCTATTGCTGCGGCGGGCCTAATACCAATCACCCCCAAGGTTTCGGCCTTGGCCCCCTAGTCCCTGCGGATTAGGGTTTATACAAATGAACCGCACTTGGTTGGTTAGACCTGATTACAGGCATATAGTCCAACCTCGGGATTCATTTAGGGTAGTAGCACAATCAGGATGGTGCAATAGGTTAGTCCATTAGGTTGCGGGTTCGAATCCCGCCTACCCACCAAGACTCAGGTGTGACCTCTACTGCGTAAGCGGAACGCCCCCTGAGTTTAGACAACGCCATTTGTTTCATCATCTGGCCCGGTATCCGTTCAATCCTGATTATTGCGGCTCTACCTGATTTGGCTCAAGGTTGCAAACGAAAGCCACTTATTTGACGGTGCATCAGGATAAACCGTCACTTAGGATTCAATAACAAACAATCCGCTTACTATTGTTTAGCGGAACAAACAATAATAAGGCCCGCCATGCCAACCTATTTTTACAACTGCCCCGACTGCAACCTAGAGTTCAAAGTAATCCGAGGCATGAACGACGCAGAGGACAACACCTGCCCAACGTGCGGTGCCGCTGCAAAAAGAGACTTCACAATTGGACGCATCAAATTTAAAGGGGATGGGTTCTACTCAACAGATAAGGCAGAGTGATGACACCTGACCAACTCTTTGACTACCTCAAGAGGGCAGCAAACGGTGAGGACCTAAACGAACTTTACGCAGAGGCACTAGATTTCCTTTGCTATTGCTCCCTCGACTAACCACCCCCCCCATAGTCAAGACCCCCGCCCCTATCTCTAGCAACCCGCAGCAAAGAGAAAACAAATGACAAACCCCCCGGCAGATACACCCCGACACCGTTGGGATAGTAGCAACAGACGACAAGACAGTCCTCAATGGAAAGCCATTCGTTCTCTTGTTGCTGAGAGGGACAACCATAGGTGCCAAGAGTTCATGCGAGACGGTGAACCTTGCACCGATAAAGGAACAGAGTGTGACCACATCATCCCAGTTTCTCAAGGTGGAACAGACTCCCTAGAAAACCTGCGAATGTTATGCACATGGCACCATGCTCGCAAGTCCTCCCGTGAGGGACAAGCCGCTCGCAAGAATCTAACCGAGAGACGCCCAACCCCTCGGCACCCCGGACTCATCTAAACCTCCGGCACTCACCCCCAAAAAAATAACCGCTTATCAAAACTCCCCTCAGGAAATGTATGGGGGGAGGACCCCCGACAAGGGCCTCAAAGAAAGG